TGGACGGATGCGACATCATCGCCGGCGATATCGCGATGAAGGACCTCGACTCGGTTCTCTCCCAAGGTCTCGGTCGCGAGCTTCGCCTGAAGCGAGCCTTGGAGCCTGCGATGGATGTCTACGACTATATCGTCATCGACTGCCCGCCGTCTCTCGGCCTTGCGACCCTGAACGCACTTGTGGCGGCAGACGACGTGATTATCGTCACCGAGCCGTCCATGTTCTCGATTAACGGCTTCGGCAACGTCTACGACCTCGTGGAGTCCATCAAGGTCGATTACGCATTCAACCCCGACCTCAACATCGATGGCATCCTACTCAACAAGTACAGCAAGGACGAGGTCGCTTCCCGTGCCGCCGATGAGCAGCTCCCCGCTATCGCCGAGCTCGGCCATACGAAGCTCTATGCGGCGCGTCCGATGAAGCACAAGGCGATCGAGGACGCTGCGAACAACAAGGAGCCGCTGTTCGGCTTCCGTCCCAACGATGCCGCCGTGGCCGAGTTCCGCAAG